CCACGGTAAGGCGTCATCACCGTCAACTGCTGGTGCTGGCAGAAAGCGAATGACCGCCATGCCGTTACCAGATTTATCTACTGATGGTTGCCAAAAGCGAGTATCGTCTTTTGAACCGGCTTCAGAACTGCCGGATTGAGTAGCTTCAATCGCCTTAGTAAGTTTATCCAACGAACTACGATTGCGCTTTAGGTTTGCAAATGAACTCATATGTATTACCTCGTATTAAATGTATTAAAAAATATGTGCAACTTATCCACATTATGCATAGTATATCATTTATTTATATGCTTTGCAAGTAGAATATCTAGCAACATAATAGTATTGCCAACATCTTTGTGATGAATACCTATACCTCCTGCTTCATTAAAGGCTTGAATAACATCCAAGGTATCATCAATCAGGATGCTATTTGGTGTAGCATAATCTGCCTTTAATTTTCTTCCTGCTACAACATTGACCTTCCATTTCTCAGAAAGGTTCATTCTTTTAACCCACACTTTTTTTTGAATCTCCACTTCATCATGGTATTTGTTACCGCCAGATGAAGTAAGAATTTCAACATTCTCATGTGGAAAATTGGTTGAAACATATGTTATTAACTCTGAAGCACCTGGCCACCAGTCTAAAGTTTCAAAGTGTTTGCCTTCAATAAATTTAGTCCAGTTTTTACTGAACATTTTTCTATCTCGTGCTGAACCAGGCGATTCATTAAACAACTCAATGTACCGCTTTTCAAAATTGGCAATTACGCCATCCATATCTAAGTATAATTTCATAATATAATCTTCTTTAATAACAACTTGTATTTTACAGTATCAAAGGTAAGAAAAGAGGCATACTTGGTTAGTTTTCTTCGGTAATCTGGCCATCGTATTGTATCGGTAATCTTCCTATCCCACATCGGTAAGAATTGCAGGATTGCGTTTAGGACGATTAGTGTTTCTGGTGATATCTCTTTGCGTAAAGCCATCGTTAACAGTCTTGGATGGTCTCCATTCGTTGACAATAATTCATTAGGGTCTTTACAATCTTCAAAAATAACTTTACAATCATTCTCAAAGGTATACGATAGGGATTGAACTACCTTCTGCCGTAATAGGTAATTTACCTCAGCTTCAGGTTGTAATAGTGTGCCTGCCCATGCCTCACTATTCTCAAATAGGTTGGCAATTACAAAATTCTGAAATTGTTCTTTATTTGGATACTTACGGGACAGTTTATAGAAATGGTATTTGTCCCTACGATTTTCAAATGTAGTGGGACTGATATTACACTTACCATTATACTTGAAATAATCGTAATCGCTGGTGAAGTGTAATTTTAGAGTATGATATATTGAAAATGCTTCATAGCCTGTCATAGTGGCAATCTAGGGCTTTTATTCTTTAATAAATTGTTTTCCATTGCATCATTTTCAATTTTAGATTTGAGGTTGGCATTCACCAAAGTCGAGGCCACTTCAATTTCCAATCCTGTGCGCTTACAATGTTCCACAATCGCTTCAATGTAGTTGTAGTCTGTTTCAGCAACCAATTTATCAATTGCTATTGCAAACTTCATCATTTCGTCTTTAGTTGGCATTATCTATAATCAAACTCTTGGTCTGCTCTCTTGTCCTGAACCCATTCATGTTCTTCTTGTACCAAATCTAAACGACCTTCAAAATTAAAGCCGCAACCTTTTAGAAACATTTCAAATTCATTAACAATATCACTTATGGTTTCAGCCTTGAATTCAACCGTTCTTTTAGATGAAACGGCATCTGCAAAAGGCATCGCCTCTTCTTCACAAATAAATGTAAACTTACTCATATCATTTTCCTTTTCAATTTACGACATTCTTCTTTCACTTCAATTGGATAATCTACACTAATTTCAGAAATTGTGCAATCATAAATCTTCACACGGCTATATTCATATGTAAACACCGTGTGAAGAACAATAACAATCAAACATAATGCCATAGAACCTATAAAAATCACATTTTTCATAATAACCTTTCAATTATTTTTTAGGTGATGGTGACCCCGTATGACCACCTTGTGCAGCTGCATATGCAACACAAATGGTATCTGTTTGTTGAACAAATGAACAACGAACCGCAACAGGATCAACTCCCTTTGCAATGGCAGCATCAATGTTCTTTGACATTAACGCTCTATCATTTATATGATAAACTGCTATAGAAATTATTGCAGACATGAAAACAATTGCACTTGCAATAATAACACCTATGATATCTTTTCTTAAATCGTTCATATTTTTATGTCCTTTTTCATTGTTACTAAATCTGACTGACGCTTATAAAATATATGCCTGCCAATTTGTGTAGTCTTTGGCAATCCCCATTGAGGATTAACATAATCTGCATGATAGTATGTGGCACCTTTAGTAATATCTGCCATGTTCTCATAATTCATTAAAACATAAACAGCTACTTCTCTCACTCTATTATACAATGAAGTGTGTATAATTGTCAACCTTTTAGAGGTAAACATTGAATCACACATCCATGAAAATTGGCAAATTGTATTACCATTAATCACCGTTTTTTGCTTTACCACACCACAAACATCTGAACCATAGTTTCCTGAGGCTAAACGATTGAGTGTAACAAGTGCAACGGCAATCTGACCATCTTTTGATTCATGGCCTGCTTCAAAATAGATATTCTCGGCTAAACAATCAACTTGTTTCTGTGTTGGTTTAGAAAGTGCTTTATATCCAACGCTTGCAGGTATATAATACTTGCCTTCATTTGAATAAACATTTGCAGCTGTTGCTGCTAGAATAATTACTGATAAAATTATACTTAAAAGTATCGTTTTACTTCGCATACATCTCCTTTTTGTTAAGGAAAGGCCGAAGCCTTTCCGATCCATCAGGCGGACTTTTTGCTTGTAGTCTTTTGTTCTGTGGTAATGTTAGAAACGAAATCGTTCAAGGTTTTTGCCTTGTTAATGACTTCTTGTTCTGATGGGAATGGCGGGTAACCTGGATGCCTCGGTGGTTCCTGCCCATTGATTTTGGCCGTTTCACAATCTGTCGACCATTGGTTTGATATTTGTTCACGCTTGCCAAAGTAATCATCGGAAAGCATATCTCGTGCCATCTTTAATAGCTCGAGGCGAATTTCAAAAGCTGTCATATTAGACATAGTAAATCTCCTGTGTGTTTATGTGTGTTACCGGCTTTGTGTGTGATGCCGATAATATATTTAGTTAATTTTAATTTCAATCCCAAAGATTCTGATAATATTTACCAAATAATTTAAAGCCGTTTGCCTTTCGTTTTTGGTGTGCTTCTAAACCTTCATTGTCAACTTTAATTTTACTTACATATTGACCATCTTTGTCCCATGGGAATTTTTCATCACCACATTCTGAATCGTCAAAGAATTGGTGCTCATCATCATCTTTGAGTTCTTGTTCAAAAGCCCAAATCATTTCAGCGAGAATCCAATCCCAACGCATGAAGTGTAAGCTATCGGTATCCCATTCATTCTCTTTTGGTTGTGCCATGTGGCTACGCAGATATTCTGGCACATCATCATCTTCGGTATAAGGTGCACCATGTTTGGTTTCATTTAGTTGTTTCAACATTGGCAAAATAATATGAGCCAAGGTATGATCCATTGACCAAGTATCCCAGCGGTCAATCTTTACATATTTAATTGGTGGGTGAATAAAATCTAATACTACACGGATAGAGGTACTGATAGGTGTAATTCGATTAGCCCATCGTTCAACCCATTCAGGATGATCCACATAATCTTTATCTTCAATTACGCCTTTATTACGGCCACATTTACTCCAATCAGTCCAGAAAAAAATATGTTCCAGAATTGTATATGGAGAAATCCAATGATAACGGTAGTTACTTAAATAAATTTTCATAATAGTTTATTGTATCATTAAAATGTAGCCACAGTAGGCAAAAATTGAGATGATGCCTAACTTAAAAACAAATAAGCATAAGGCAAGTAGAGGTGCTCTTAGTAGATAGATTACCAGAACAAGAGATATTATAAACAATAATTCGTAATCACCAACTGATGAATTTTCAACCTTTGTAACTGCTGGTTGAATTTCAATTTTCTGTAATTCTTTTACAGGCTCAATTTTTTCAACGAATAAAGGCATATTATCTCATAATAAAATGGTGTGGGTGTTTTGAAGAAGGCCACCCACGAAGCCTTAAAGAATTACTTCTTCTTTTCTTCTTTCTTCACTTCAGCTTTTGGTGCATCTTTCTTTGCTTCTTCTTTCTTAGCAGGTGCTTGAGCAAATGCTGTTACAGCGAAAGTTGCAGCTACGAGAGCGATTAGTTTTTTCATGTTAAACTCCAATTAAAGTTGATAATATAATCAGTTTGTCGCTATCAATCAGACCAAGATATCAAAGCAAGGATATCGGGAACTGTACCAAGCAAAGACTTACTAATTTGTGGTGAGTATTCTGTTACTAGGAACTCACCAAAACCCTAAGCAGTTTTTAGGCTGCTAATGCGAACTTATTATCGTTTGCGGTTAATTCAATTGCTTCTTCGGCCGAGTATCCTCAACCCTATCGTCTTTAGCATTGACGATTCTCCATTTTTATACTTATTACTCTGTCGAAACCTGGCACCCCCATCAGAAGTATATTGCCACAACTATAATGTGTGTTTGCTACCGATAACTCGGTTCGTCAATATACTTTTGGTGGAGGTGGGCAGAATTGAACTGCCGTCCAAAATAACTTTCTAAAAACTTCTACGAATTCAAAAAAATTATTAGAGCAATAATTGCTACAGCAACTACGCCAAAATAAAAATTAGCACGACTAGCACGGACTTTATCTACACAATTCTTATCTGGCATTATAGATAATTCCCTAAAAACCAAATGATAAAAAGTAAAGATAGGCCACCAGCTAATATCTTTAAGGCACCAATCTGTCTTTCATTTTGCTCTGGTGTGCAGAGCTTCTTCCAATATTTATTCATACAGCTATTATACACCTATTTTAGTTATTTGTCAAGTAATATTTGGCAATATACTGTTTTAATTGAGGCAGGTAAGGTTCTTTATCCCTTACAAATATCTGTGGTTTGCCTTCTTCAACGGCAATTGCCACCACCAATTTATTTATAGGTTTGCCTGTTATTTCACCAAACATTTCTGCATATGCCGAGCATTGCATGAAGTAATTAAGAATTCCATCTTCCCATTTCTCTTTACTAGAGGTTTTAAAGTCAATGACCGCCAATTCTCCATCCCACTCAGCGATACAGTCAACACGGCCAGCGATTTTTAATCCATCAGAATAAAGCGCCTGTTCTAATGAATAGATTTTACCAATATTTTGGTCTAACTCTGGCCTCAACTGTAAAAACAATTCTTTAATGTTTGGCATCATCGTTTGCATCCTCAATTCGTTCATCTCATTGAGTAAATACTTTTCACAAACGGTATGTAATGCGGTACCACGCCTTGAGGCTTTACCAGAAATCTTATTTGCTTCTTCTTCACCTACACGAGCACGCCACTCATAAATGGCTTTCTTATTGTAAGATGAAAGAACGGTTGTAACCGATGGGTATGAATTACC